TTCTAATAGAGCTTCCAAACAACCAATCCCTCGTGTAATGGCTTGTTTTTCAATGAAAATGGAAAACTCTGATGGACTTGTAAACTCACGAGTGGTGAGATATTCCAATGTTATAACTTTAGGTTCTGGGCTTGTTGGTTCTTGTTTTATTTTCATTAGTGTTCACCACATAAAAAATATGATTTCCTATCTTCTTAATAGGTCGTGCGAAATCCCAATTGGGTTGTACTGATGTATTATGAAAATACAAGGCATTCTTAATGCTAACAAGGCGCACGTTGCGTGTCAATACCTCACGCGCGATTTTTCGTGATTCGGCATAAATGTTTTTTTCCAACGTACCTCGTGGACCACATGTCCAAGAAAATTGACATCCCCGAGGATTCCGTTGATACACGACACCGCATACTGTTTTCGGGAATGATCTGGACTTCACGCGGTTCATGGTAACTGTGGCTACTGCCAATTTTCCTTCATAGGATTCATCGGGAGCTTCAAATGCAATGTTTTTTGCTAAGCACGTTAATTCCTTTTCAGAAATTTTTTTAAAGGGCTTACCAATCGGTCGATTTTGATGAGTGAGTGTATTTGGAACCACCGCTAACATCAGGGCTAGCATAATGATGAATTTTTTCATTTTCTCCACCTCCGAAAGTAATATAGTGCCCTTTCAGGCACTATATTAATATAATAGGGTTGTCGTCGGCTGTCAAGAGGTGTATTACTTATGCATCAGCACAGGTTCCACCTTGGCAAACACAAAAACCACCTTTTCCGTCATCAAAACATTCATTACCATTTGGGCATGACACGTATGCAACACACGCAGCTGGCTTTACTATGACCACACCATTTTCTTCAACTGAATAATATTTTTCTTGTTCATTTATTTCGGAGAGATCGGTTGAATACACATTGGCTAACATCGCTCCAAATGAAACTATTTCATTTTCAGCATTTTTTCCTATGAACATGATCACATAACTGGCACTGTTAACATTAATTGATGGTGCGAAAGTTAATGTTCTTGTTTGTGAATCCAATGACACCCAATCAAAATTAGGTCTGGATTTTCCATTGATTACAATGTCATTAATGGAAATAGTTTCAACAAGTGAATGTGCTTGTATTTGCACACTAGTAGCTTCACCCTTCTTCACATTCACTGATGCGGGTGTGCCTTCAAAAATGTTTCCGTAATATGGAGTACGAATTAAAGCATTAGGTGTTGTTCCATAAATTGCTTCATTTCTGAATAACAAATCAGATGCTGCGGTTGCAATTACAACATCTTGTATTTGTTGTGCCGTTTTGGTTGGATTATCTACAATGATTTGTGCAACAGTGCCTGATACCACAGCCGCAGCTAATGAAGTTCCAGAAGTAGTTATTACAGCTCCTGTGTTTGTCAATGTTTCCACATCAATGCCAGGTGCCGTGATGTCAACTTCAGTACCCCAGTTGCTTCCTGCATTAGGTGCCCAGTTAATGACACGATCAAATGCATCTGAAGCAGCAACACCTAACACCGTATCTAATCCCACAGGTGAGTAATTGTCTGCATTGGATACAGTGTTACCTGCTGCCGCAACCACAAGTAATCCTTCGTTTTGTAATTCTTGAATTTTCAAATCTAAAATTTGATTTTTTGCAACAACCCAAGAACAGTTCACAACTTTCACATCTGGTGTGAGGGCGTGATCAGCAAGAATGGCATCAAACGCTGTTAACAATGTACTGACATTGACAGAAACATTCATAGGAATTTTCACAACTTTCAACTGGGCATCTTTGGAGACACCAAGAGTTGCACCTACAATCATGGACGCCATGCTTGTGCCGTGATTTAAATCATCAGTGAATGTACCATCAAAACTATGTAAATTTACAATGTTAGCAGTTTGTAAATCACCTACAACATTCACACCAGAATCTACGAGATACACGGTGGTTCCTGCGCCGGTGTTTTTCACCACGTAACTATCACGCATGGGCAAGTTACTGGAGCACACACGCAATTTGTGCCAAGGATCTGTGGCACTTTCTGCTACGAGTTCTTCATCCAAAGCAACACTCAACACCTCGGGAATTATTGTCAAGAGGGTGCTATCTGATGCTTCAACAGTTAATACATGCAATTTTTCTAAATGTGTAACAATTTGTACACCTGCAGGGAGGGCTGCAAGAACTTGCTGTGCGGCACCCTTTTGGTATACAACGTTAAAATTAGGCATACATTCTCCTATACATTAAAATGTTTTTATATATTTATACAGAAAATAGATTACTCTCCGCCACTCCCCAGTTCCTTTCCATACAAAAATAACACTCTCCGCAATGATTTTCAATGTCTATTCCACAGGAATGTGTTAATGTAAATAGCTGCTGTAATGAATGCTGTTTATATATTTCACATATCATGACTTTATCTACATCAATGAATGGGCGAAGATGGTGGTCATTCAAGGCAGGACCACGAACAGGGGGTGTATCACCCGCAATATAACGAGCAGGAGTGAACACATCAGTGATTACTTTATTGCATGCACTGTATGTGAAACTGTTCTCTGGAGAAATGTCCAAGGTGTTTTTCACAAAATCACGTATGAAAAAAAATCTTGTTGTGAGTTGTTTTGTATATTGTACCTGGAGATGTGTTTCCAGCCATGTTAAAACATCGTGAAAATGTTGTTCACGTTTGTGTTTTAACATGCCAAACACATGAATGGGAATGTTCTGAGTATTTTGAGTGGTTAGCAAATACAAGAGAAGTGAACTATCAACTCCTCCTGAAAATAACACATTAATTTGTGAACATTCGTGTGGTATGCGTATTTTCATGATTCAAAGGGAGGGGTTTTCTGTTCCCAGGTTAACCCCAAACCCGGCAAAGCTACTTAATTAAGCAGCTAATGCGAGAGGCGCGTTATATGTGCCCTTTAATGATTGTGCTCTGCTTACGGCAGTCGCCTATCGGGTAGCTCTCTCATCTAATCCTTACCCTGTCGAAGCCGGTCACCCCCGTAACTACGAACTACAATACTTCTGAGTGGAGGTGAGGGGAATCGAACCCCTGTCCAAGATACGTTTCAATTTGAGCTGTTTTACTACCATCCTACATGATTATTTATTCAATGACATTCCTAATGCAATTGTTCGTCCGACATTGTATCCTTCACGCTCTAAGCCACCTTGCATGAACCGAAACCGAGCATCCAGAATATTACGAACATCTATCTTTACGTTGGCATGCTTACCAACAGGTGCCTTCACCGTCACATCCACCATGTGGCGAGATTTCTCTACAATGTTTGGAAGAGGGACAACACCCGCAGCGAATAATCTATCTCCCACCGTGTTATACAATATAGTGGCGTTGGTTCTTCCACTCAACGATGAATAGGTTGCTCCAACGTTCACTACATATGGTGCTTGCCCAACCAATGGACGTTTACTGTCAGTCACAGTCAATCCTCTAGACTCATCTAATTGAACTGTCGAACTCATCACAGTAATATTACTAAACAATGTAAGAAAAGTCAAGACTTGTTTTCTCCCTTCCAATTCTATACCAATATTATCAGCCATTAATGCATTCTGGAAATTGGCTTGGTATGCACCAGATGTGGCTTGTTCCACAC